CGCCGCTGCATACCGAGCAAAAGCCGACGAGTTGGGGTATCACAAAAACCACGGGCGTTAAAAATCCATTACAACTTTAGGTTTCTTTCTTTCCCCCCGCCGCTGCCCTATTTTCGCGGCATGGATACTCTGCCGCTGAACCATACAAAGTGGTCCGACCGCCTAGCGTTCGACGTCGCTCTCATGCTGGAGGGCAGCGGCGAGACGTTGGATGAGGTCAAGCAGCGCCACCGCGTCAGCGGCAAGGAGCTGGCGAAGTTCAGCAAGGACGGTGTCTTCCTCAAGAAGGTGGAGCACTACCGCGAGGAGGATCGTGAGAAGGGGCTGACTTTCAAGCTCAAGGCCCGGGCGCAGGCTGAGGAGCTTCTGACGACGTCTTGGACGTTGATCCACAGCCCGGATGTGTCTGCGGCTGTGAAGGCCGACCTGATCAAGTCCACGGTCAAGTGGGCCGGGCTGGAGGTTAAGGGCGACGAGGAGAACGGCGGCGTCGCTGGGGGCGTTAGGATCAACATCAACTTCGGCGACGCTTCAGCACCCATGACGCTGACGGCGGACGTGGAGGGTCAGTATCTTGAGGCTCCTGAGTCTGTTTGACTCCCACTATGGCGAGGCCCCTGCGGCCCGTCTGACCTCTGTGCGCGAGCATGACGCGTTGTGTGAGGCGCTGAGGGCCGAGGGGGTGTCGTTTCGCACCAAGATCGTCCCACCCCGTGGAAGGACGCACAGACGGCCTAAAGGGCGTCCTCGGGAGATTATCGTGACGTTGGTTAGGGAAGCCCGCAGATGGCCTTAGAGATCGACTATGTCCCTACGCCTACGGTTCACAGGTTCATGCAGTCCGACGCCAAGATGCGCGTGCTGATGGGCCCGGTGGGCTCCGGCAAGTCGGTGGCCTGTTGTTTCGAGGTTATCCGGCGGGCCTCCATGCAGAAGCCCGGAGAAGACGGGATACGGCGCACGCGTGCGCTCGTCATTCGCGAGACGGCCAGACAGCTGGTGGACACCACGATCAAGACATGGAACGATTGGTTCCCTCCCGGGGTGTGCGGGCGCTACATGCGCACCACGAAGACGTATTTCTTCAAGGTCGGCGATATCGAGTGCGAGGTGATGTTCCGGGCGCTGGACGACGCCGACGACGTGGCGAACCTGAACTCGTTGGAGGTTACGTTTGCGTGGATGAACGAGTGTCGGGATATCCACCCGGAGATCGTAGATGCGTTATCCAAGCGTATCGGGCGTTACCCCAGCGCCAAGGACGGGGGCCCTACGTGGCATGGAATGTGGGGGGATACGAACCCGCCGACCATGGACACTTGGTGGTACTACATGCAAGAACACCTCGACCCCAAGGACGGGGTGTCGCCCAACGCCAACGGCTGGGACGTGTTCAAGCAGCCTTCGGGACGCAGCCCATACGCCGAGAATATCGAGAACCTGCCGGAAGGGTACTACGACACCACGGGCCGTTCGGAAGAATATATCCGGGTGTTTATCGACGGCGAGTACGGGCTGAGCAACAACGGCAAACCGGTGTACCAGTACTTCCGGCCTGACTATCACATGGCGAAGTCTGCGCTTCGGCCCATCATCAACGGCTCCAGACCAGTCATCGTGGGGATGGACCTCGGGCTGACGCCCGCCGCCCTCATCGGCCAGCAGGACCCCCGGGGTCGGGCGCTTATCTACGACGAGCTGGTGAGCGAGGACATGGGCGTTCAGCGCTTTACCCGGACCATGCTCAAACCGCTCCTCAACGAGCGGTTCTCCGGCGCGCCCATCCTCGTCGTGGTGGACCCTGCAGGCGTGCAGCGGGCGCAGACTGACGAGCGCTCCGCCGTGGACATCATCAAGGCCGAAGGGCTCAGGGTCATCCCCGCCAAGACGAACCGGATCAGCGCGAGGGTCAACGCCGTGGACGACTACCTCATGCGGCAGGTGGACGGAGACCCCGGCTTCCTGCTGGACCCACGCTGCACACGGCTTAAGGCGGCTATGATGGGGGGATACCGGTTCGACAAGAACGGCGGCATCGACAAGAACAGACACTCCCACGTGGCCGAGGCGCTCCAGTACCTGATGCTCCACATAGCCTCGGCGGATGGGGCGCAGCACTTCGCGCAGCGTCGGGAGATAAAACCGGTTGCAGCGGCTGGATGGACGTAGTATAGGTCGGTCGTCACGATGTTTCCTCCCTGTGGCGCTGACTGACCCCCGCCGTTATCCCCCCGACGGCGGGGGTTTTCTTTTCCAGTTCTGCGTGGTATGGGTCACCAGTGATCCACCTGTCGGAGCTGTGAGACCCCATGGCCACTGTTACACCCGTCGTCGATACGACAATCCCGGGTGTGCCCCGGGTTATCTGGGAAGAAGCCGCCACCGGCGACACGCTGGAACCCTTCCTCCTGTCTCAGCAATACGGCCTCTCCGCTTCTATCCAAGTGGTGGGTACGTTCGGCGGGGCTACGGCTAAGCTGCAGGTCAGCAATGACGGGACGAATTGGGCGGATGTGCAGGACCTGTTGGGCACGGCTGTCAGCCTGACCGCCGCTGGGTACTTCGAGCTGTCGGTGTCTGGAGCGTATATTCGCCCGGCGGTGTCCGGCGGCACCGGCGACGACCTCGACATCATCGTCGTTTTACGGGGCGCTCATGGGGTTTAACCCCCCGGCTCTCTTGCGACGGCGTGGTGACAACTTCCCTCTCGCCCGTACCGGTCACACGGTCACCAAGCTCGCCGCCGTGGCTGATGGCCTACACGGCTGGCGGCGCTGGGCGGGGTGAGCGCTCTTACATCTTGGCAAAGCGTAGAGAACAGTTGTAGATAGACGCGGCAACAGTTACGGTAGGTACATGGCTGGCCTTACAATCTTGCGCGTTGTGGACAACGAGACTCTTGACCGCGAGGAACAGGAGCGCATCGACCGTGAACTGCAGGCGCGGCAAAACGACCCGTTTGTTCTTGGGCTTACGGCGTATCTGCGTGAGTGTTGGGATGCGGCGCGCATCGCCAAAGAGCCCATTGAAGATATCATGCTCAAGGCGCTGCGGCAGCGCAACGGGGAATACGAAGCCGACAAGCTGAGCCAGATCAGGGAGCAGGGCGGCTCGGAAGTCTACATGATGATTACCGAGGTGAAGTGCCGCGCCGCTGAGAGTTGGCTGCGGGACATCATGCTCGACCAAGGCATCCCCCCGTGGGACCTGAAGCCTACGACGGAGCCGACGCTGCCGCCGGACGCCGAGGAGGAAATCGACCAGATTTTCGCCAACAGGATCATGGAGATGCTCCAAGCCGGGGGTCAGGCTCCCGGTGTCGAGGAAATGGCCCAGCTGCGCGAGATGTCCGCGCAGGACTACCGGTTCCGGGTTTTGCAGGAGGCGCAGAACCGCGCCGACCGCATGAAGCACCGCATTGAGGACCAGTTCGAGCAGGGCCATTGGGCTGATGCGTTCAACGAGTTCATCACTGACCTCGTGACGTTCCCGGCGGCTTTCATCAAGGGCCCCATCGTGCGTCGCCAACGGGTGCTGCGCTACGACACGGTGGACGGGATGACCGTCGTGGGCTCCGGTGAGCGGCTGGGGCCTGAGTTTGAGCGCGTTGATCCGTTCAACATCTACCCAGAGCCGGGCATCCGCAATCTCAATGACGGCTATCTGTTCGAACACCATCGCATGAGCCGGATGGAGCTGGCCGATCTGATCGGCGTGCCGGGGTATGACGACGACGCCATTCGCAAGGTGCTTGAGACCGGCAACGGCCAGTCATGGGTGAGCGAAGACCTGCACGAGAAAGACGAGCAGGAGCGCCTCTACTACGCCTACAACAGACCTACGGATATGTTCGATGCTCTGGAGTTCTGGGGCAAAGTCAGCGGCGAGATGCTGCGCGAGTGGGGTCTGAGCGAAGAAGAGGTTCCCGACCCCGCTAGAGAGTACGACGCCAACGCGTGGGTCGTCGGTCAGTATGTCATCAAGGCGGTGCTGAACTACGACCCGCTGGGTGAGAAGCCTTACGCCAAGACCAGCTTCATCAAGCAGCCCGGCGCTTTCTGGGGCAAAGGCATCCCGGAGATTATCGAGGACGTGCAGAATGTCTGCAACGCCTCCGCCCGCGCACTGGTCAACAACATGGCCATCGCCTCCGGTCCGCAGGTCGAGATCAACCTCGAACGCATTCCGCCCAACGAGGACATCACCCAGCTCCACCCGTGGAAAATCTGGCAGGTGACCAACGACCCGCTGGGGTCGTCTGCGCCTGCGGTGCGGTTCAATCAACCTGACTCCCGCGCCGGTGAACTGATGGCGGTTTACGACCGGTTCTCGCAGATGGCCGACGACCACTCAGGCATCCCGGCGTATGTCTACGGCGACATCAATGTGAAGGGGGCCGGTAGAACGGCCTCGGGCCTGTCCATGCTTATGGGCTCAGCTGGTAAAGGTATCCGGCAGGTCGTCATGCACGTCGACTACGACGTCATCCACCCCGTCGTGCGCCGCCAGTTCCTCTACAATATGCGCTACGACACCGACGAAAGCATCAAGGGCGACGTGGAGGTCATCCCGAAGGGCGCGATCAATCTCGCCGTCAAGGAAACGGTCAACGTCCGCCGCGTGGAGTTCCTCAACGCTACGGCCAACCCGGTGGATATCGAAATTCTTGGTCCCGAAGGACGCGCCGCCATCCTGCGCGAAGTCGCCAAGGGGCTTCAAATGCCGGTTGACGAAATCATTCCATCGAGAGAGAAGTTGGTGTATAACCAGCAACTGGCTGCACAAACTGCGGCCATGCAGGCTACACAAGGCGGCGGCGAGCCTACGCCTACTCAGCCGGACGGTAGTCCGATGGGCGGGATGCAGGCGAACACCGTCATGAACAGAAACACTGGGGCGTCAGGATGAAGCGACCTGATCCCAGAACGGTGAAGGCTCTGGCCATCACGGTAAAGCAGTACCCCGAAGTCCTCCAATGGATCGAAGGGTGGTGCTTCCATGAGCTGGAGCAGTTGCCGAGCGTAGGACAGAGCGTGGCTCTTGCACAGGGGCGGTGCCAAGTTCTGAAAGAGCTTCGTGACTTGATGAGAAAGTCCCCTGACATGGCGGCAGAGTCTTAGAGACAGCTGCAAAATGCGCATACCGACAAGGAGCGTTCATTATGGCACTACCGGCGCAAATCCAGAAGCAGACTGAGGCGGTCAACAAACTGTACGAGGACCTCAACAAAGAGGCTCCCGAGCCAACCGAAGACGACGGTGCTCAGGAGGAAGCTCGCGCAGAAGAGAACGCCGACACTGAGGAAGGACGCGCACCCGCGCCCAAGGCATCAGAGCAGCCTGAAGGCGACAGTGCTGAGAAGACCCTTGAGCAGAAGTACAAGACCCTGCAGGGCATGTACAATGCTGAGGTTCCGCGCCTGCACGCTGAGAAGCGTGAATTGGCGAACCGTGTGAAGCAGCTCGAAGGCCTGTTCGCAAGCATGAGCGCCCAACCTGCGGCGGAGCAAACCCCGGCGCAGAAGCTCATCACCGAGCAGGACATCGAAGATTACGGCGACTCCATTGACGTCATGCGGAGGGTTTTCCGCGAAGAGATGTCTTCGAAGGATGCCGAGATCAGTGAGCTGAAGCAGCTCGTGCGGCAGATGCAAGGTACTGTGGTCCCCCGGGTCCATGAGCTTTCGCAGAACTACGCCGTGTCCAACGAGCAGCGGTTCTGGTCGGACCTTCAGGCAGCTGTACCTGACTGGC